GTTGAAGAAATAGATTCAAATTTATGGATTTTAAATGATGCAGGTGACAAAATAATAGAAAAAAATATTAAATATATACCTGGTCTGTTTAAGTTATTTGATGAGGGTATTGTTAATTGTCGTGATCATGTTGTAAGAATGCAACAAGCTATAACAACTGGTCAGGAAAATTCGTTACCTGTTACTAGCATTGATATATCAATCCAAGAAGACGGGACAATTATTATGATAAATGACGGAAACGGGATTGATGTTGCACAACATCCAGAGTATAAAATATGGATTCCTGAATTAATATTTGGTCATCTCCGAACATCTACTAATTATGATAAAACTGAAAAAAAAATAGTAGGTGGTAAAAACGGGTTTGGATTTAAGCTAGTTTTAATTTGGTCTACTGAAGGTTCTATTGAAACAATCGATCATGTAAGAGGCTTAAAATATGTACAACAATTTAATAGTAATCTAGATACAATTTGTAAACCCTCTATTACAAAGTGCAAAACAAAACCATACACTAAAATTACTTTCAAACCAGATTATAAACGGCTTGGTATTGATGGGCTTACACCTGATCTTATTGCCTTATTAAAAAAACGAGTATACGATGTTGCGGCAGTTACTGATAAATCTCTAAAAGTTAAATATAATTCATCATTAGTTCCTATTAAAAATTTTCAACAATATATTGATCTCTATATTGGAGATAAAAATGTTTCACCAAGAGTTTACGAGGATAGTGGCGAACGCTGGGAATATGCAGTTGCATTAACTCCCACAAACGAATTTATTCAAGTTTCGTTTGTGAACGGAATTCATACTGCTAAAGGAGGCAAACATATAGAATATATTTTGAATCAGATTGTAAGAAAATTAGTTGAATATATTGAGAAGAAAAAGAAGGTTAAGGTAAATCCTAATAGCATTAAAGAACAACTGTTTTTATTCTTAAGATGTGACATTGAAAATCCGGCGTTTGATAGTCAGACCAAGGATTTTATGAATACGCCTTCTTCTAAATTCGGTTCTAAATGTGATGTAAGCGATAAGTTTATTGAAAAAGTAGCTAAAATGGGTGTTATGGATACGGCAGTTCAATTAACCGAAGTTAAAGAAAATAAAGCAGCTAAAAAAACGGATGGAACTAAAACTAAAAGTGTCAGAGGTATTCCTAAATTAACAGATGCCAATTGGGCTGGTACTGAAAAATCAAAAGACTGTATTATTATATTTTGCGAAGGCGATTCAGCCAAGGCAGGCATTATTTCTGGATTATCGTCTGATGATCGAAACACGATCGGAGTGTATCCAATGAAAGGTAAAATCCTAAATGTTCGAGGCGAACCTGTAAAAAAAATATCTGAAAATAAAGAAATATCAGAAATCAAAAAAATTCTTGGGCTGGAAACAGGTAAAGAATATAAAGAATTGGAAGATGTTTATAAACACTTGAGATATGGTAAGGTATTATTTATGACAGATCAAGATTTAGATGGTAGTCATATTAAAGGGTTGGGCATTAATTTATTTCAATCTGAATGGCCTTCTCTTACAGAAATTCCTAACTTCATCGGTTTTATGAATACTCCTATTTTAAAAGCTAAAAAGGGTTTGGTAGAAATTGATTTCTACAATGACGGAGAATACGAACAATGGAAAGAAGAAACGGATATAAAGGGTTGGAAAACCAAATATTATAAAGGGTTAGGCACTAGTACTGGTAAAGAGTTTCGTGAATACTTTGAAAAAAAGAAAATAGTTGGATTTGAATTTAACGGAAAAAAAAGCACTGATGCGATCGATATGGTATTTAATAAAAAGCGAGCCGATGACAGAAAGGAATGGTTAGAAAAATACAAACGTGAATCGTATCTTGATACAAATAAATCGAGTGTTTCTTACGAAGAATTTATTGACAAAGAATTAATACATTTCTCAAAATACGATTGTGACAGAAGCATTCCTAATTTGATGGATGGACTAAAGATTAGTTTGAGGAAAATATTATACTCTGGTTTTAAAAAGAATTTAACTACAGAAATAAAGGTGGCACAATTTAGTGGATATGTATCAGAACATTCAGGATATCATCACGGTGAAGCATCTCTAAATGCGGCTATTGTTGGAATGGCGCAGAATTTTGTTGGTTCTAACAATATTAATCTGTTTATGCCAAATGGACAATTTGGCACTAGATTGCAAGGTGGAAAAGATAGTGCGTCTGAAAGATATATATTCACTCAACTAAATAAACTTACTAGAACTATATTTCCTCCGAATGATGACAATATTCTAAAATATCTTAATGATGACGGGTTTCCAGTCGAACCAATTTATTATGCCCCAATTATTCCTATGATTCTTATAAACGGATCAAAGGGAATCGGGACAGGATTCAGCACAGATATTATGTGTTACAATCCATTGGAAATTATTAATTATATTAATTGTAAATTGAGAGACGAATCTTATGAAAATGAGTTTGCGCCTTATTACGAAGGGTTCAAAGGATCTATTAATAAAATCAGTGAAGGAAAATTCGTGATAAAAGGATTATATGAAAAGATCGGAATTGATAAAATTAGAGTAACAGAACTTCCAGTAGGTTATTGGACTGAAGATTTTAAAGAAATGCTCGAACAATTAATTGAACCAGAAGTAGGAAAGGATGGTAAAAAAGTTGCAGCAATTGTAAAAGACTATGATGATATGAGTAAAGATACTAATGTAGATTTTACAATTACATTTGCTAAGGGTAAACTTGAAGAATTTGAACATTTAAAAGGAGATTACGGATGTAACGGGCTTCAAAAATTGTTAAAATTATACACTACAAATACAACTACAAATATGCATCTATTTAATGCAGACGAAAAACTCAAAAAATATGAAAATATCACACAAATAATAGACGAGTATTTTGAAACAAGACTAAAAATGTATCAAGCTAGAAAAGATTATATGATAAATACATTAGAAAAAGAACTGATGTTATTATCAAACAAGGCTAAATACATAAAGGAGATTTTGGATGGAACGATTGATCTAAGAAAAAAGAAGAAGGAACAAATTTTACAAATGTTGACTAAAAAAGATTACGATATTATGGATGAAGATGTAGAATATAAGTATTTAATTAAAATGGCAATGGATAGCGTTACAGAAGAAAATGTTGATAAACTGAATAGAGAATATGATAATAAAATTGTTGAATTAGAAACTGTAAAAAGCACAACTATCAATCAAATGTGGTGCAGTGAATTGGATAAACTTAAAGAAGAATATATTGAGTATAAAGAAAGTAGACAAAGATTGATGAACTGCGAAGATTCTAAACTTAAAAAAAAAGTTGTCAAGGGGACCATAATAAAGAAAGCTACATCAAAACACAATTTGATAATTGACGAAGCTTGAAATATTAATCCTTAATATTATTATTTAAAATTTCACGTATTTTAGCCTCATTATAATGTTCTTCGCAATCAATAAATTTAAATATTATTTTTAAATTATCAAAATTAAACATTCTCTCGAAACTAGTCAAGAAACAGAATTCTTGATTTTGGTTATAAAATTTTATTAAATCATTATTTAATTTTGACAAATAGTTTAAAGCTTTTTTATCGTTTTTAAACCATCCACTTTGCGATTGTTGGTCTACATTTTCTCTAATTTGTATTATAATTTTAGTTTGCGGGAACAATTCTTTGAATTCTTTTATATATTTTATATTTCCACCATCATATCTTATTTCTTTAAACCCCCAAACATTTGTGGTTTCATTTAATTTAAACATATTTATTATCATCGTTTGAATCATTTTTTTTACGTGTGCAAAATTATAAGAATTATACCATGAAGGTTTAATATTCTTGGATAAAATATTTTCATAGCTAGCTGGATTAAAATTTCCCGGTATATTAGTAACAGTAGAACGTTTAATTTTAGCATAAAATTCTAAAAGACTATTAATCGCTCCATAATTTTCACCACAAATATTACTGTTTGGTATTGTATTAAGAATTCGTTGCAGTGTAGTCGAACCAGATCTTCCAGATGCACAAATTAAAACTATTTTATCCATTATAAATTATTACACAATAATAATTTATAATAACAAACTTATTTAATTTAGAGTTGAGTATCATTTATTGGCATAATTTGATTTATGTATGAGTTTATTTTTATCTTCTAATTCAACTATATTTGCAATTATACCTCCAAAAATGGATGAAAATGTTTCTTTCATAGAATTTGTTAAACCTTGGCTATGTTCTTTTGGATACGGCGTAGGTGATCTAGGTTTATTTTTATTTTTATTTTGTAATATTGGATGTGTAGATATTTGTGTAATATGTATATTTTTCAATTTATCCATTAGTAAAGTAATATAGCATTATTTTTTATATTTTTATATTTCTTATATTTTAGTATTCAAAACCATCGTTTAAATTCTAACTCCCTGTCGCTATTATCTGCCATAACTGGATGAGCAATTGGAACCACTAATGTGCTTGCATCGTCTAAATATTTCATATATCCTTGGGCTTCGCTATACACCTGTTGTATGCAATAATTTAAAACAATTTTGTTTAACTCTTCTATTTGATTTGAAATATTATTTGGTAAATTAGCAGAGTGTTGTAAGTATACACTTCGCATAATTATTTTTAAAGAATCGCAATCTTGAGGACCAATAAGATATTGTCCATTTGATTTATGATAAATGCCTGATCTAATTCCATTTTGAATTATTTGAATATTTTCTCGAGAGAAAAAAGCAAGCGATAAATTAGTTTCATCCCATAATCCTTCAATAGGATTCCTAAATGTTACACACTGGTTAGCAGGTATTTTATCATATAATTCAAATAAAGTCGAAGTATTTGGAGATTTTATATCTACACGTCCATTATTTAATTTATTCATTTATATTACTCTAATAGAAAAAATTATATATTTATTTTATATAACCAATGGAAGGATTTCAAAAAATAGTGTT